TGGTGCGTACTGACCCGATCGAGTATCAGGCACAGCGCGCCATGTGGGATCAGCGGCAGCAGCAATTACGAGCGGCACAGCAAGAGCAACAGCGTGTGATGGAGCAGAACCAACGCGAATACAGAGCGCGAGTTCAAACTCACATGCAAACGCAACGTGATGCGTTGCTTCAAGCCCGACCGGATCTTCGAGATTCCCAAGTTGCACAGCGTTTCCAAGTTGAGATCATGGACTATGCTAACAAGTCTTACGGCTTCACTCCGCAGGACATTGGTAGTCTGATGGATCATCGAGTATTCCTGGTACTCGACAAAGCAAGACAATTTGATATGCTGCAAGCAGCGGGTACTCAGAAGGCTGTGAAGGTGAAACAGCAACCAACGATGCGTCCTGGGTCTGCCAAGGGCGCGCAGACTACGGCTGTCCGCAAGTTGAATGACGCCAAAAAGCGGTTGCGCGCAAGCGGAGACATCCGCGATGCTAGCGCAGCATTTGAGACACTTCTGTAGGAGTACATTGCAATGCCGAAGGTAGATGATGCCTTTACCACATACGACGCCCAGGCGAATCGTGAAGATCTGTCCGATATTATCTACAATATCGATCCGTTCGACACGCCAATCATGACTGCGATTGGTCGCCGCAACATCTCGAATGTGGTGTTCGATTGGCAGACCGAAGATCTGCCAAATGTTGATACCGCCGCAGACCTGGAAGGTTTCGAGCTTGCTCGCGCTGCAGCAACCCCGACTGTTCGTCAGACGGGCGTGGCGCAGATCAAGCACCGAGACGCAACGGTTTCCGGCTCACAGGATGCAGCCAACCCCGCGGGAAAGCGGAAGGAAATGGCGCATCAGATGGCGCTGGTCAGTAAAGCGCTCAAGCGTGATTGCGAGAAAATCATGTTTGGCACCGCCCAGGTTGCAGCCACCGGCAGTGCCGCGGTTGCCCGCACCACCCGCGCGTTCGTTAACTGGATTTACACCAATACGACTTTCCAGTCTGGCGCATTGGGAGCAGATCCTATTCCTGGTACCAACACGCCCGTTGTCGATGACGGAGTTCCAGTGGCGTTCACTGAAGACATGCTGAACGACACCCTGGAGCTGTGCTACATGAATGGCGCTGAGCCTTCATTGCTCTTCGTCAACGCACACAACAAGCGCGTTGTGTCAACGTTCCTGGGCCGTACCTCTGCTCGCCAGATGATTGCGGCGAACAAGGTGGTCAATAGCGTGACGCTCTATGCGTCTGACTTCGGGGATCTGAAAGTGTTGCCCCATCGTTGGATGCGCGGAAGCGATGCGTTCCTGATCGATCCGGCCTACGCGCGAGTTGCGTATTACCGCAAGTTCCAGCGTTCACCGATCGCCAAGATTGGCGATGCCGACACGGAAATGATCTTGACCGAGTTCGGTCTCCAGGTCGACAACGAAGCAGCACACGGCGTGATTCGCGATTTGGTCGCCGCGTAACACTTCGAGCGGAAAACGGGGTACAATGGGGCCTGATAGGAATATCAGGCCCTTTTTATTATGAGCATGACAACTTTAATCAATGCGTTCGGTGCTTACTGCACTCGAATTCACAGTGAAGATGGCAAACTCATCGAGCAAACCAGCGTAGATGTAGAGCCTATTCTGGAAAGTGTCGCCGCAGCCCGTGAAGCCAATGCGACACATGGTGGCCATAGAATGAGCCGAAACCTGGTTCCTGTGGCGGAAATACCAGCGACTGAATACGTCAGAGCGTGTCGCTTAGGTGTGCAGAATGATCCGGCGTATTGGCGAAGATGGGCCAACGCTCCTGAAAACAAAGTCTTTCGTATCACCAAAGGGAGACTGTAATGCCAATCAGTAATTACGGCGAGTTAAAGATTGCAGTCGCCGATTTGATCGATCGCCATGATATAGAACCAACTATCGTTGCCGATTGGATCAAAATGGCTGAATCGAAGATGAACCGATTGCTCAAGCACAATCGCGTTTATTGCCGAGGCGCTACTATCGGCTGGAGAAGCAATTTGTTGATTCCTCTTCCTGAGGATTGGCTTGAAGGCCACAACATCGAAGTAATCGTCGCCAAAGATAATCCAGAGGACCCCACGAGCCCACTCGATGGCGAACGGTACCAACTGGTTTATCAATCTTCTGATCTCATCGACATGATGCGTCAAGGAAGAACTCCTACTATCCCAAGCTACACGTTCTTTGATGGCGTCATTGAGATTTACCCGGATCCGAAAGCAGAATTCCGCGTGCAGATGGATTACTACAAGAAAGTCCCTGCACTCATCACAGATTTGCAGACGAACTGGATGCTGACAGAGCATCCGGATCTTTACCTATATGGCGCCGCAGTTCACTCGGCACCATTCTTGCGCGATGACATGAGAATCCCAATGTGGGATAAAATGGCTACGGAAGGCATTTTCCAGTTAAATGAGCGCAATGATCGCTCCAGGACTTCTGGTAGCCGACTTGCGCGTAGGGTTGCGTACAGCTTAGGCTAATGTCATACTTATACAATTATTGCCTTTACAACGAAGGCAAGTACCAGTCAGAGATATGGGACGTCAGTTGCCCATTATGGGATACTGTACCAGATGAGGTAAAAAGCGATTGGGCGTGCAGCGCCGCTGAGGACGGGAGTTGGGAACAGCAATCTGATCCTACAGGCGATTCTTGGAAATGCAATCCAAACGCAACTGACGACGCAAATATATCTACACCGGTGTTTGAAGAAAATGCCTAGTTTGACACCACGTTACAGCTTTAATCTCCCTACGCTCAATGGCGAAGACGGGAGCTGGGGTGCGTTACTCAATACCAATTTTGAGATTATAGACACACTCCTCTTTGACATGCAGGCGATGATCGATGCGCTAGATGTTCCTGAACACGGCGATCTTGTAGGCCTGGATGACGATGATCATCCGCAGTATTTGACCATAGCCAGGGCTGACACGCGTTACTACACCGAAGCTGAAGTAAATGCGTTAATTGCTGCAATTCCAAAGATTCCTCCTGGCGGTCTTACAGACCAGATACTCGCTAAAGTCAGTAATGCGAATTATGATACCCAATGGGTAACTATCACTATTCCGCCAAGCGGTACTTCTGACCATGGAATGCTGACAGGATTAGCTGACGATGACCATCCTCAGTACCTGAATACAGCTCGTGGCGATGCACGTTACTACACTGAAACTGAGGTAAATGCGCTACTCGCGGCAATACATGGTATCCCTGCTGGTGGTGCTACTGGTCAAGTATTAACCAAAATCGATTCTACTAACTATAATGCTAATTGGCAGACCCCTGCTACTGGTGGCGTAACTGACCACGGTTTGTTGACAGGATTGGCTGACGATGACCATCCTCAATACCTTAATCAAGCACGCGGCGATGCGCGTTATTATACGGAAGCTGAAGTCAATGCGCTGATCGCAGCAGTACCGAATTACTGGACTCTCACCTCTTCCAATATCACAAATAACAACGCTGGTAATGTAGGCATTGGCGCAGCCCCTGGCGCGTTCAAGCTTTCAGTAACAGGTACCTTTAATGCCACTGGCGCGACCACGTTAGGCAACTCGCTCGGAGTAACGGGCTCTGTCACGCTGAATGCTCTCGCTGGTACTGGCAATCGCATGGTTATAGCGAGTGCGACTGGTGTATTAAGCGCACAGACGATACCAACAATTCCGCCTAACTACTGGACATTAACTGGTTCTGATATAGCTAATAACAATGCTGGTAACGTCGGTGTAGGCGGCGCGCCAGGACTATTTAAGTTGGGTGTAACTGGCTCTGGCAATTTCAGTGATTCTTTAAGCGTTGGAATTCCTGCAGATTTTTGGGCAGGTACTCCTGATGGGTTTTTCAATCTAGTTGGTCGTCCTGGCGCTTTGCTTGGTTGGGTTGGTTCAGCAGGTAGCAACAGAGTAGTGGTAGGCAGTAATGCTTATCGCAATAACGCTTCAGCGACAAGTTATCTTGGTGCTGGTGGTGTAGTCAATAATGGTTCGCAGATTGAACTTGCTCCAACTGGAGAAATTTTCTTCAAGAATGGCCCAGCTTCAGGGATCAATCTGACCCAACGCATGCTCATTGACGCAGCCGGTGATGTTGGGATTGGTTCTGCTCCACCAACTGGCAAGTTGGGCGTCGACGGTAACATTGGCGGAACCGGTAACTTGTATTTGTACGCTGCTTCTACCGTCTCATCCATTCTTGAACTGGGTTCTGGACGAACAGGCAATGGTAACAGTTACATCGACTTAATTGGTGATGCGACCTATACCGACTACGGGTTGCGAATGATTCGCACAGCAACTGGTGCGAACACAAATAGCCAGATTTTGCATCGCGGAACTGGCGAACTCAGCTTGAAAGCAGTGGAAGCAGGCACTCTTGGGCTTTACACCAATAACGCTGAACGGTTAAACATTTCCTCTGCTGGCCTAGTCACTATTGCTAATCTTGCTGGTTCTGGCACTCGTATGGTTACAGCTGGCGCCGCTGGTGGCTTAGGTACTCAAGCGATACCATCAGCTGGTCTTGTAGCCATTAAAGGAACCGCTATCCCAGCTTTTGTGGGCGGTACTGGCATTAGCTATAACGCTAGTCGTTTTGTGCGTTGGACGCGCTTTGACGATGTAGTTCATGTCACTGGGCGTATCCACTGGACAGCTTTGACTGGTTCGGCCGTCATTGTGCAAATCAATCTTGGTGATCTGCCTATGCCAGCGGGTCTGTATAATCACCTTACATGGGGCATGTCTAAAGGGGTTGACCTGTCTAGTACTTATTTCCATCACACACTGTGGCTGACTAATTCAGGTCTTAATATCTACGCACAGCCTCATGTTATATCATCATCAACGGATGACGTAGCAACGTACACCTATAACTCATTGGCCAGTGCAGGCTACATCAATTTTGGTGGCACGTACCACACTGACGCAACGTAACTAGAGGGTTTTACTATGACCACCCCGATCAATCCGCAGTACATGGCTAGTGGCCTCATCGTTCAGGAGATCAGACTGGCTTTTAACCCAATCTACAATGGTGTTGAATGGGTGGCGGATATTGCCAATATCGAAGCTACAGTGACCGTGCTGTTGGTTGATGATGAAGACCCTACTCTCACCCAGGTTAAAGTATTTCCTTACAGCGCTCTTCCGCAGATGGGCAAGAACCGCATTGACAACGCGAAGACGTATTTTGAACAACGCGTCGCTGATAGTTATTAGCCTGTGTTTATCAGGCTGCGCTATGCTGGGTCGCGATTTCCAGCGAATACATATTGAGAAAAAGTGTGAAGTGACTGTAACTCGCGGTGGAGCCAAATACGGACAACCTGATAACGAACACATTAATAAAGTGAAATTAGGACCAGACTGCACAGTAGATGTGGAGACTGAAGACGAGCAAAATGTACCTCAACAACAGGAGAATGAAGATGGGCGTTAAAATTGAACTGACAACTGAACAGGAAGCGGCCGTACTCGCTTCATATGGTTACGACGACATCGTACGGGAAGACACTCCGGATACTCCGGAAGCAGTTGTACAGGCTTTTGACAAGTTGTATGGCATTCCTTTCGGTACTCCGCACAATGGCAAGAATGGCGATCTGAAGCTGCGCACAGCGGATGGCCTAGTCACCTGGAAGTTCTACGTGGATGGCGCGTTGGCTGCACTTGGTGGCGTAAGCGATCATGGCGGCGATTTCCACATCAGCACTGTTGCTGATGAGATGGCCAAGTGGGATGGCGGCGGTTATGAGAACATCCTGGCCAAGATTGAAGACACTGGTCTGGCTCCTTCTGATTATGCTGTGTTCCCAGAGAACATCGGCCAGGTGACTCTGTACGGCGTGCCTTTCGAAGGCGATGAATGGAAGTTGGAGATGTGGCAGGAGAACAAACTGCAGTACACTCTCACCGGTCCAGTCTATACTCCACAAGATCTGGTCAAGTTCACGCTCTACCAGTCCGGGTCAATCCTGGGCGTTCAGTACCAATGGAAGTAAGCAAAGGAGAAGTGTCATGACACTGCGATTGATTTTCTGGATTCTCATGTTGTTCTGGGCTGTTGGTATATTCGCTGGCCCTCGTCTTGGACCGTGGGCGCCGACTGGCAGCAATATCGTGCTGTTTGTGCTGTTGCTCATCCTGGGCTGGGCCGCGTTCGGGCAGCCCATCCAAGGATAGTTTGTACATAAAGATTCTCATCTAGTATTATATTGAAAAGGAGAACGCCATGCCACATACACAAGACCAACTGAATGCTGCTAAAGCAGCGTACGATCGCTTCAAAGTTGCAACTGGCGGTCGTGCTTTCAACGCAACAAAGCTTCCTGATTTCAGCATGTTGGGGCCATCACAAGTAGATGGCTGGGTTGCAGCGGTAGATGAAACTGTCGCTGAACCTGAAAAGGAAGAAGAGGAAGAAACTGCACCTGTGAAGAAGAAAGTCTTCGTTAAAAAGAAAAAGTAATGACGCTTCCAGCTTCAGGGCCGATTACACTCAACGCCATCGAGACTGAGTTCGGTGGCGTTGATCAACCTTTAAGCGCGTTTGTTCGCGGTGGTCTTTATGTGCCTGATACTACTGCAAATGCAAAGATCCCTAAAGCTGAACCAATAAAGCTCACTGATTTCTACAAAGGTACTGCTGCGCCCGCGGTACCGAATACCGTACTGAACAAAAAGACTGTAGCGCCATTCATTACGTTGCACCAGACTGGACTTACTGCGGTAGCGCATAGCGAAGTACAACCAACTGTACAGAACGCGAATGAGCGATTTGTCGTTGACATGATCGTAAAGTGCGGTCCAGGACAGATCGATTCCGCGCAGATGCTCCCGCATAGAAGTGGTTACTTGTGGGCGAAAGAGCGGATGCAGATTCTTGTAGGCGTAGACGCATCTAGTCTCAACATGCTCTTTGAAGGAATCTCGATCGATATGTACTTGACGGATTCTGCCAAGGGGTACTTTGGTTGCCGAGCATTGCGAATCACTGATAGTGGGAACGTATCATATTCTGCTCCACCAAGGAATAATTACTTTCAGGGTCCTGGATCAGAGTACTTTAATGATGTACTCCCGAATACCACTCCTACTGGCTACATCAAGCTAAGAGTTTCGCGTGGTGCCTCAGTCGTTTCATTTACTAGCAACGGCATCAAATACGCATTGACATATCAAGTGACGATGTTCCGTAGGCCTACTTGGGCTGCAGTATGGAACCAAGTATGGAATATCAACGTTCCAGAGGTTCTGTCGTCATTCAATAACGCTCGTCCTTATAATGCAGGCGGTGCCATCGTTATAGGGAACTCGAATTATCCAGGAGGTGGAGTCTGTAACCTCTCCTTCTCCAGTATTAAACCTGTTCTTGGCGTAACCGTACCGCCAGCGGAGGATGAATAAAATGCCTGACACAAATACAACAAATTATGGATTTCTCAAGCCAGAAGTCGGTGGGTCAACTGATACTTGGGGCGAGAAACTCAATGACAACTTCGAGGACATCGATGGCATTCTGATCGAGTGCTTCAAGAACGATGGCGGAGATATTGCCAATAACAAGTCTCCTCAGCTGAATATGGGTGGCTACAAGTTTGCACTGGAAGGGACTTTGCCAGCAACTCCTACGACTCCTGATACCCGAACATTGGTCATCAAACTCAACGGTGTGACTATCTTCAGGCTTAACGCTACCGGTCTCGTTGCTAATGACTTAACTGCCAAGAC